AGGTTTGTGATCTAACACACGCCAGTAGCCCCAATCACGTTCTGTCTTTTGTGTTTTCCATTCGTCCAGTATCCAACTACTACTATTGGCTTTGTTTTCGCCGCCTATACCAAATGCAAAATCTACATAGGGCATACTACCATATGTTTTATATTCTGGTGTTGTAGTATTAGTCCTATCGCCACCGTTAGCAAAAATAAGTTTTGTTCCACTACCGTGTGTGCTTAGTGTTTGAAAAATTGCTTGGCATGCGCTATCGTCACTATCATCAAATCCTATAACTTTGTCTACAACACTAAGTTCTTTAATGATAGCGGCACGTTCCTCAAAAGGCATAAACGGTCTACCTTTCTTGCGTGTTAGCCAATCATCTGAATTTACTCCAACAATTAACTTTGTACCTAATTTCTTTGCTTCTTTAAAATAGGCAATGTGCCCTGAGTGTAAGGGATCAAAGCCACCTGTTACTAATACAACATTGCTCATACTGATATTTATGTACGCAGTTTATATGTGTTTTGATAAATGAAACCAGGGATCGCCTCTAGCTATTTCATCTTCCCGCCATTGACAATATCCTAGATTGTAAAGCCATTGATTGCGATCAAACATTATAGGATTTTCTAAATCTTTTAAATCCTTGTTGCTACAGTCCCACGCCATTGAACTAGCACACATACTAAAGGTTGGTATGCCTTCACATATACTTTCTGTTAGTGCATTTGAGTTAAATCCCACTACAGCCCAAGCATTGCTAAAGTCAGCATACAATCCATCGCCGCCTTCTAACAATGCAGCGCCGTGTGTGTTTTTACTAATTTCTACATCAAAATCTTTTAGGGCTTCTAGTTGTCTATCTTGCCGTAGTGGATGCATACGTACACGTATAGGTCTATCTGTGTATTTTTTAATTTGTGTTATAGTATATTCTATAAACTGTTTATAAGATCCGTGTTTGTCTATAAGTTTTTTTAAACTACTGTCGCCAGGACGTTGTAATACTAATAATATATAATCGCCGTTTGTACGCCAATCTTTTATGTCTATTGATTGTTCTTTTTGTATACGTAGCCAACGGTCTGGAGGACTATTAGCATTACAATAGTTGCCGTCATCTTGATAATAACTTGTCCAACTATACCTATGATAGGACATAGGATTTGGAGGTTGTATCATGTTGCGTCTAAACACAGCACTTTCAACAACTAAAAATGGTTTGTTACTGTCTAATATAAATTGGTAATATTGATTAAGTTTTTTACGCTTTTGTCCTAAAATATTATTTTGTATATAAACATCTGCAGACGCAAGTAATTCTTTATCTTCAAAAGATACTAATTTAAAGTTTGGCAGATTAGGCATAGGATGATTCCTATACATTTCTTCAATGCCAATTACTAAACTATCTTTGTTCATTTTGAAAAAGTAATCCTGTGCGCGAAAGAAATCTATGTTTCTTCTTAGTGCCCATTGTTGAATGATTACGCATTTCAGTAGTTAAATCTTTAAGATAAACTAGCCCATAACTAGACATTTTATCTATCCAATATTCTTCTGTATTACAATTAACATGATGATGTCCTGTTGCGCCAAGTGGAGCATAAGACATTATTAAAAATTTACATTGTTGCATTGCTTGCGCATAGTTTGGAATATATTCTTCGTGTACATGCTCTACAAATTCTACACTCCATCCTAGATCGTACGTGTTTACTACAGGAATTGGACCTGTAGTAAAATCGTGTATTGTAAACTTACTATTATTGTAACGAGATAATGTGTAGTCACCGTCAAGACCGTGTGCATCTAAATTTAAACTATCAGCAAGTTCAACCATCCCTCCAGGGCCGCAACCTACGTCTAACATTGATTTTATTTTAAGAGTTTTGATTGCCCATTCTAGTGCGCCTTTATCAACATGTGTTTTATTGTTGTGACCGCCTAAATGTTCTTCTAACATTACAAATATCCTTTGTATATATCTAGGTACCTATCTTTATTTTTTTGATTTCCTTTTAACGTTAGGAAAACACTTTCGGCACCGTTCTTACCAATACTTATCCAATCTCGCGGTGCTGGCACAAAGTTATATTGTTCGCTTAATTTTGCTAGAACATTTTGGTCTCTGCCCCATTCCCAATGTTTAATTTCTTTAGAACGTATTTCTTTTGCGTAGTCTTGTCTAAATTGATCATTGCTAAATGCAATTAATCCAGCAAGCCATCTTTGATCTTTATAGTGTTGTAGTATATGATTTTTAGAAAATAAAAGATTAATTTCGTCTTGTGTGTAAGATCTAGTGCAAACAGTATCAGCATCTACAGTAATTATTTTTTCGTTAGTGCTAAATTTATCGGCTGCAATCAAAAATCTAACACTTTGTAAATAACTTATTTTGGATGTTTCGCTTTCAAAAAGAATGTGTTCTTCTGTAATATCTACATTAGACATTTTATTTGTTTTTGTAGGATTTACAATATGACAATGTAAATTTAATTGTGGGTTATATCTGTATACACTCCACAATAACGTCCTGGCCCATTTATCAAAATATTTTTGGTCTACGCCTACTACTAAATTATAAACTTGCATCTTCCATGCCTGCCACACGGAGTTTTACTACATTAGTAATTTGCCATTGTTTTTGATCAAGTGCTTTAAGCACACCCAACCACTTGTTGCGAACTAGTGCAAACTCATTAATAATCTTTTCGTAGTCAACAACGTCTGCCTCACCGTCTACGTATTTTTCAACGTCACGGCTTGACAGGGCTCGTTGATAGTTTTCGAGATATTGTTTAAAGAAAGAACTGCGTAGTCTTCGCAGCTCAATATTTAAATAGTTTAATATGGCTTCTAGTTCTTGTAGCTGATTAAATCGATGCTCAACTATACCAGGCATTTTGGACGCTGCACGTTCTACATTGCCTTTTAGTTTTACTTCTAATTTTGCATCTACAAGTTCTGTTTCGAAATATTGTATAGCAGCAGGGATCTGGTTAATGTCTCTGCTGATATTACTATACCATCCCATTTAGTCTTCCCATTCATTATCTTCGTCGACTAAGTCTTCTTCGTCGATTTGTAAGAAATAACTAATTGCATTGTCGAGACTTGCGTCTACACCAATGCAATCTTTTAAGGTAATGTCGTCTATTCCGTAGTCAGCAAGAAGATCTACATACTTCTCGGCAACTAGTTCGATTTGTTTTTTGTCTAAATATTCTTTAAACAAAGACCAAATATCGGCTATTTGTTCTTCATTCATTTTAGAATTGCTCCTCATTTTATTCGAAGCTCTCCTCATTTTCGTCAATGAGATCAGCATCTACTGTGTCACTATTTAGCACAGGAGCAAGTTTTTCTTCGTATTGGTTCATGATCATATCAAGCTTGTCGCCGATCCACTGCTTACGATAATCAAGGTGTTCTTCACCATTTACGTCGATATACTTTAGACGATTGCCTTGCTTTTCTAGCAAGCCTTTCTTTTCAAACAATTCTACTAGTCCGCTATAAGGATTCATACCTGTTTCGTATGGAATCTTTACTTGCACACCTTCGAACGGTTTTGCATAACGAGTCTTCATAACTTTACAGCCTGCACGTATACCACGTACTTCTGAAATCTTATTACCAGCCTCGTCTTCTTTTAGTTTCATCTTTTTCATTGCAACAACAATACTTGATGCATAGATAAAGCCTTGACCACCACTAATTTTGTCATCTGGATCAAACATATCCTGTGACGCATAAGTGTGGTTAGTACATACTAAGCCTACATTACAACTACCAATCATGTTAACTGTGTTACGAACAAGTGCGGTCAATTGCTTAGGCTTACGACCCATATCACCTTTCATATCACCTTTGTTAAACTGATCAATATCAGTAGGTGTTAGTAACATACCCAATGAGTCAACTACAAATAGTACCTTTGGACGATCTTCTTCTGCCATAGATTTGTAGTCTGACATAAACGTACTAATAGTTTTAGCAACGTCATCAATCATGCTCATGTTTAGTTTAAGTAGTTTTTCTTCTGATGTGTCTACGTCTAGTGCGTGTAGCCACGATTCGTCAAGTGCGTTCTCTGAGTCAATTAGTACTACAAAGATACCTTGATCTTGTGCATGTTTTACAATATTACCTGCACAAAAATATGACTTGCCAGCGCCTGATTCGCCTGCAAATACAGTTACCTTACCGAGCGGAACACCCTTGTGAAAGTCGCCGCTAATAAGATAGTTCAGTGCATATGAGCCTGTGCTAATCCAATCAGTTGGATCATTGAAACCTGTACTCATGCCTGATATGCTTTTTGTTAAGTCCTTACGGAACTTACTAACATCAAATGATTTAGCCATAGTTACTCCTTATTAAGCTAGATAGTTGGCCCCCGTAGGGGCCATATAGTCGTATTAACCTTGACGTGCTCTGATCATTGCAAGAATGTCTTGTGCTCCGCCTGCAGGTTCAGCTGCTGCTGCTGGTGCTGCTTCTGCTGCTGCTTCTTCAGTTGACTTAAAAGGAATGTCATCCATGCGTGGATCTGCTGCTGGAGCAGGAGCTGGCGCACTTTGACTTGTTGCTGTTGCTGCAGGGCTCGGTGCTTGAGTTGGATCACCAGTACGTGCTGCCATGCCTGCAGGACGGAAGAAGTTACTCCAACGATCTGCGTCATATGCTTCACCGTCTACTGATGCTTCAAACATCTCCTGCATTACTTTTAATGCATTTGCATCTGGCTTTTTAGGAAGGAAATCGTTAAGATTAAACAATCCGTGTGTGTTTACTGCATTCATTTCTGCATCACCTAATGGACGCTCACGACGTGCCCAGTTTGATGTGCCATAATCTGCATAACCACCTTTTGATGTTTTGTTAAGACGGAAGTCTACACCAGCAGTATAATCTGTTGGTAGTTCTTCCATGTCGGGATCCATAAGAGCCGCTTTAATAATTTGGAAAATTTGTGGACCAATAATAAAACGTCTAATTGGATTCTCAGGTGTTGTGTCTTCGTTTAACGGATTATCCGTTACAAAGCCTTGGAAGATATACGAACGTTTCTTCCAGTATTTACGACCCATGTCTTCTAATGATGGATCTTTGAACCATCCACGTACTTCTTGTAAAATTGAACAGCTGTCGCCATACATTTCCATACATGGAACTTGTACTTGCACTGGACGTGAGTCTGTTTCACCTTTAATACCTTGGAACGGAAGTTTAATTACTAAACGTTCTTTCCAGAAGAAAGTGTTGTCAGCATCGCCATCAGGAAGGAAACGGAAAGTTGTACTTTCGCCTTCTTTAATATTCCAAAATGGGTAAACGCTGTTGTCACCGCCGCCGCTTGTATTGCTGCTTGTGCGTGATTCTTGTTCTTTGAGCTTCGCTCGGATTTCTGCTAATGATGCCATAGTTGTGCCTCCTAATATGTTGCCTATGTCGTTGTTTAAGTCGTGTGCCTAAATGTGCAGCACTATTACATACTACACGATTTTATTTATCTTGTCAAGCAAAAAATGCTTTATTATTGGATTTATCTTAGTCCAGCTAACTCGCGTACTCTATCGTACTCTTCGTTGTCTGTTTCCATTTGCTGTGGTTGATTACGCATTTCATATTCTTCAAACTTTGCTGATATTTGTTCAATGAATGTCTTAGCAGGATTAATAAACTGCTCACCATAATCTTTTTCTACCATAGTTAATACAGCAGTTTCGC